AGAATCCATTAGTTGGAGTATAGTTTTTAAAGTGGATAATCTCATTTGGAACTGCATCGCCAGTCATAGGGTTTACAGTATCTTTATCTCCATAGTTTTTAAAGTATACTGCTTGATTTCCAATGATCTGTACAAAACCATCTCTAAGTCTACGAATACGCATAGATGCTGATGGTACATGTCCCATATATCCAATTTCTCCAGTATTCTTTCTACCTACTTCTAGGTACCCATTACCAGTTGTTTCATAATCTTTCCACACTCTGGCTAGGGTTTCTGTAAATGTTTCTTCTTCATTTGTATCTTCCAGCCAAGCGTGCATAGTTAGCTTAAGTTTTTCTAGCTTTCTACGAGCTTTCTCTAACTGCTTCTCATCTTCAATATCTGCAAGTCTTTCCTTGGTTGCTTCGCTTTCTACAAAATCATATCCAAGGCCAACAATATTTGCAATCTTTGCATTTACAGCAGCATAGTGTGGAGAAGATATTTCGTAAATTTTTGCTAAATAGTCTAGGTTATATGGTGGCATTACTACATCTAAAATACTGTAGCCAGTTATCATGAATGGCTCTACAATTGCTGTACTCTCTGATCCATCACCACGAAGGAATTTAGAGAAGTCTGTTCTAGCAACCTTTTTTCTAAAGTTAGTGCTAAAGCCACCCATCTTTTTTATTCCATCTATATCACGACTAAATGGATCTCCATACTCATTGCCACGAACCCCAGAAAATAAATCTCCTGATCCGCTAATCTCAATTGTTTCTGAGTCTTCTATAAATTCAGCGGTCATTTTTTACCATCCTCTTTGCGGCATCTAAGCCTTCTCCAAGATCCCATGGGTCAGGTGTAAGTCCAGCATTTAATCTTGCTTGCTGTGAAGCATGTTCTTCATCAGATACTTTACGTCTTCCAGGAAGAAACTTAGGTGCACCTTCAATAACGCCATATCCTTCTGCTACTTCTTTTAAGATCTTTAATTTTTCCTCATCGCCAAATACTGAAGGGATAAGCATAAAGTGACCTTCATCATCTCCAACCCATCTGCCATCTGGCATTTCCCAGACATATACGCCGAATTTACTTTTATCTGCAACTATATGAGTTTTACCAATTTTGTTTAGCATATGACTATTCTACCACTTTCAGTTGTATAGGTCAATTTTTGTCTTGAGTTTGGACAGATTATTGTGTTGAAAGAACAACTTTGTCCACATTGAATCCAGAATATGAATCTTGACCAATAGAAACTGATTCTGATGTTGTTGCTTCTGATATGCGACTAGATATAGATTTATAATGTTTAATAGCATTGGCTGACATATCGTAGTCATATATACCAATATGAGAAAATCTGTTATTTGGACCAATCAAAGTGTTAGTCTTTGATTGATTAAAGAATACCACATCTGACTCATCTGAATTAAATGTCAATACTACATGATGCCATATTCCAGGAATGAATACATTTGCTACTGATGTCTGACTATATAGGTTTATTCCATTTACATATATAGAGGATATATTAGTCTTAGTAATAGCTCCTGCTCCTGACCAAGAGTATCTAGTTCCGCCGCAGTCTACTAAGCATGTTTGAGATATTTCACTTGGCATAAACATAAATTCTATAGATCTAGTGATTCCTGAAGTTGCCTTAAATCCTCCAGATTTAGTTTCTACTCCATTATTATATGATTGGTCTAGAATGGATGATAAGTCTCTTCCAACAATATAGTTATAGTCACTACTTAAAAATTGTAGAGTATTATCAGAAAACAAAAGCTCGCTACTAAATGCTACGAATGAAAAGGATCTGAATATGGGTGACTCTAGTTGCGATTCATTCCTAACTAGCTCAACTTTATAGTAGATCATTCCTCCAGAAAATCCAGGTATATTAGAGTGATTAGAAATTGTAGTGTAAGAAGATCCACCATCTAAGTTATATGAAACTAGTATGCTGCCAGCATCGTCATTCCAGTCTATTTGATTTAATTTATCACTACCAAAATTTATAACTAATTCTGAATCAGTAAAATATCCTGAGTCTAGACCATCTTGTAGGGCTAGATATCCTGGAGAAATTTCCTGAAGTCCTACGATATTAGCGGTAGATAAAAACTTATTTGATCCATAAGAGAATCCAGTTTCAATTGATTTTAATTTATCAGATAGGCTAAAGTAAGAACCTTTATCTAATGATATTATCTGCCCAGGGTTTTGATAAGGCATATCTAAATCCATTTCTGTTTCAAGATATGGCTCATTAAATATTTCTATCTTGTCTAGCATTATAAATTGAGCTGGAGATGAGGGGGTGGATAAAGTAATTGGCTGTGTTGCCTTGAACTTAAAGTCATCTGATAGTAATTTTTGAGAATAATCAATACCATCAACAGATAAGGAAATATTATTATCTAAATATACAACCTTGATTAGCATTTTCTTTGACATGCTAGATAGCTTGTGCCTTACATATGTTATATTATTATCTTTATCTGTAACCTGAAATACTAGGTTGGATTTGACTATACTAAATCCTATTCCATTTACAGAGTCAAACATAAAAGAAATAATATCTGTAAATACAGCTGCTCTTTTAATAAATTTTGCATAAAAAGATATAGAAAAAGATTCTTTCTCGTGGCTTCTTATTCCAATTGGGATATTATTAATTGCTAGTGAATTTGGGTTTTCTATTAATATAGAATTATTTGTTCTTGAGGTAAGTGGTGGTGCAGGCTTAAATGTTCCAGTTTTTGTAATTCCTATGTTACTGCCAGAGATATCTGTAAAAGACTGTCCAGGATGGTCAAACTTTACCTGTACAATTTTCATTATAGTTTCTCCTATATATTTTCTTAGTTAGCGGTAACTGATACGCCGCTGACCACAATATTAATAAGGTTAGGGATACTGCCGAAGCCATAAATCTTATCTCCTGAATTAAAAACCATAGAATGAGATAAGTTAATTGTTTGATTTCCTAGGATTGGTATAGCATTATAAATTTTTTGAGAATCTAGCCCATATTCTTGACCGCTTGGAACTACTGCCAGGGAGAAATAAAGTACACCATTACTATTATTAGTTACTGTAAGTTCTTTTATAATAGCTTGAGTAACAAATGTAGTAAGAATTTTTGGAACTGTAGTCATTGCTGTCGGTCCAGCAAATCTTGTTGGAATGTATGCCATTTATTTTCCTAGCTAATTGTCCACTTAGATATGAGGTCACGTTCTACTTGACCAACCTCATAATCTGAAAGGACTCTATTATAGATAATTATTTCTCCAAGATCAAACTGTCCGTACGTTGTAAGGTATCTTCCAATTGTTTGTCCTGTCATTCCTGCTAAAGATCCACTAGAGGAACCAAGGCCGACTGTGTTTCCATTTCTGCGAACTCTTCTCTCTAGTGTTCCTGCGTTAAAAGATATATTATAAAGCTCTGGCTGACCTGGAGTCTTTAGTGGAACAATTGTAGCTGCATCATCATCACCAAAAACTACTCTGTATGTATTGGCTGCTGTATATCCTGCTGCTAGATTTGCTCTAGTTCCTGCTGACTGTCCGCCTAAAACAAACGCATTAGATGCAGATGCAGTTTTTGTGGCTACATAAAAAATTGTAAACGAAGAAGCATTAAGCCATGATAACGTTTGATCTGCCATAAACATAAACTGATCTATTCCATTGAATCTAATTGCTGGCAAAGAATTAATAGCACCTGGTACAAATGTTGGTTGATTTGCTAATGTTGGCTGAGATAAGTGACGTAAAAATGATGTTCTATCTTCTATTAAAGATACTTTATTGTTTACATCTCTAATTACGTTATCAATAGCTGTTGCATCAATCCACATGTTAAGTCCAAATTGACTATATCTGCTTCTCTTGTATATAGATCTTTGATTACTTAGCATGTTATTCCCCCTGTAATGCTTCAAATGCAGCTAGTGCATTTTTATTTTCTAAGGCCTCCGCCTTGCTAAATTTTTCTGCTACAACGCAATATACTTTGCCATCTTTAATATATGGATCGCAGTACACCAGCTTATTAGTTACGGCATTATGATTAACATACTCTAATGCTATCTGCATATTGTTTGAATCTAAGAAATCTTTATCTGGTCCAGTTGGAGGAAATCCAGAGTATGGAAATAGATCTACTAGTGTTCCGAACTTATCAATTTTATCTTGCTTGATGATGGCATAGTACATATATTAACCATTTGTCCATGAAGTAGGCTGCATGAGTCCTGGATAGTTTGTTGATGTATATCTAGTATCAAATGAATACAGCATTACAGTTGGTCTTAAGTTAATGTTAGCACCATTTGTAATTCCAGAAGTTGTAGCATCTCTGCCGAATTCAAATATTCCACCTAGATCTACTATAGATAGTCTCATTCCAACATTTCCGTCTGAGTTTTCTGCAGAAGCATTAAATACAAACTTATCCTCATTAAATGGAACTAGTTGACATCCATTGCTTGTATCTGCATATCTAGCAAAATAGTAGTTTCTTGGATCTCTTGTATCAACAAATACTGCACACATTCCTGATCCGTAGTAATAGTATGGATTATATGAAACCATCCAGTTATTGTCCCAGGTTATGTTACTTCTCATACCATATTCTACCCCCTGATCCCAACCATAAGAAGTTGTCGGAGGAAGTGGATTTCCCTTATAGGACAATGTACCAGAAGTAGTATTAATAGTAGGTAAGAAGGTTGCATAATGAGTTGCATTACTAGGAACAAATCTTGACATTCCAATGAACTCATTATCTCCAGCTGTGACTCTCATGCGGTATCTAGACTCTGTATAGTTTTGTGAGGCATCATTTTGCCATTGAAAATCGTTATAATAATAATAGACTCCAGTAGTTGTATCAGCTGGAACTCCAGCTGTTTTAGCTTCTGATAAGAATAAATGTAGAGTTCCTACAGACTGATCTTCGGAGTTTAGATCTCTTCCCGCATTTGTATTTCTCCAGATATGGACTCTATAGTTATTTGATGCGTCATTTGCTACAATAAGTACAAGTTTTTTCTGCCTTTGGTTATAAGATACATTTCCATAAGTAGTTCCGCCAGCCCAGGTTGAATAGATAGTGTTATTTAAAGATACTTCCTCTATGCGGTTACTAGCACCTCTTGGCATAATCTGTAAATTGGCATCTGAAGATCTTAAAGACATTTTTTGTCTTACACCACGGTTTCCAATTATGCTACCAAAGTAAGGCATATAGCTATTCATTACTCCACGGTGTCTAGCCCAAATTCCTTCACCTTCAAAGCCTCTTCCTGGAATATTACAGTACCAATCTCCATCTTGCTGATGCATTGGAGTTGCTCCAGACCAGCTATTTGTTACACCATTGCTGCCCCAGTTATTTGTAGTGTAGTTTTGACCAGTATAGTCATTCTGAATTTCAAAATCTGTTGAACCATTAGTGCCGCCAATTGGCTGCATTTCACTATCATAAATACCCCAACCAGGAGTATTTTGATAGTTAGCAAAAGTAGCAAACGTTGGTAGAGGATTAGAATTTGGCAGATCTAATACTTTTGATCTAAGAGTTGCTATTGTAGTAGTAAGTGCCGCAAGACCTAAAGATGTATTTGAATTTAATAGAATATTGAGCATAACTGGACTAGCATTAAGTGCAGCATCCATATTTGATACGAATGTCGTGTCTAGTCCTGGAAGTGCTATTGATGTGCTACTAGTTGAAATTGCCATTTATTGCTCCTATTATATTTTCAGATCAGAATATGCGTAAGATCCGTAAACTGTAGTTCCATTATTTCTTGTGTAAAAGTTTAATACTGTTGTATCTAATGATAGCACTGGTGAGATATTTGATGCTCCGCCGCCATCCCATACAACTGAGGCTGGCCATGTCTGAACATAGCTTCCACCAGACTTAATCTCTAACTGCCAAAACTGTGCTGTGTTTGTAGTAGTGGCAATATTATTAAAGGCACATGTAAATGCGCCACCTGCTACTACTTTAAATACATTTGCTACACCAAGATCTAAAGCCAGTGTGCCTGAAGTCTTTGTTCCTAGATCTACAAATGCTGACGGTATATTAAAGTAAGGCTTTCCCTGACCATCAATTGCTGCTTGTAGATATGTGTAGGTCCATAATGCTGGAACTACTGAAGAAGGGGTCTGTGTTATTGGCATATTACTCGTTATCCTCTGCTGCGGCTTCAGCACCTAGTACTGGAAGCTCTGGAGGAATATTTCCTTCAGCTTCATCTTCATCTTTAGCTTTAGCAATTAATTCTTCACGATATGCAATTGCTCTCTCATGATCAATAACTTTAACTTGATCATCTGTTACGCCATCGTATTTATCTAATACTACTCCGTCTTTTAACTCAAATCTATGTGGAAGGTTAGATTCAATTGGCAAATCAAATTCCCCATTCTCTAAGAATTGACCTGCAAATCCTTCACCTGAAAAACTTATCTTCATGATTATCTCCTTTTCCTTTAGATTGCTCTTGGCCAGCGTTGTACTGGCAATAGTAATGGGTAGTTAGTGCTTGTATACTTTGTATCAAAAATACCATTCATAATATTTTTAGATAGATCAATGTTAGCACCATTTGATATAGTAGTATTCATTGTTCTTCCTGTTTTTGATGGTCCTTCTAAATCTATAATTGTTATTCTCATTCCACTTGTACCATCTGCATTAGACACATGATAAGTCCATACAAATTTATTTTTGTTAAATGGTATAAGTGAACATCCATTGCTTGTATCTGCATATTGTCCAACAAAGTAATTTCTTGGATCTCTTGTATCTAAGAAAAATACATTCATCCCGCTGCCATAATAGTAGTATACATTATAAGCGGCAACCCAGTTATTGTCCCAAGTTATCATATGTCTTGCTCCATACTTATTACCTTGTTCCATACCATAAGAAGTTGTATTGCTTATAGTATTATATGATGTAGTAAGTACTCCTGAAGAAGGAGTAAATGTTGCATAGTGAGTTATGTTAGAAGGAACAAATCTTTGCATTCCAATAATTCCATTATCTCCAACAATCACACGCATTCTATATCTAGACTCTGTATAGTTTTGAGAAGAGTTTGCTTGCCATTGAAAGTCATATGAGTTATATGATGCTGTTCCATTAGTGGTAAGGCCATTTCTTGCTTCTGAGAAGAATCTATGAAGCATCCCAGCCTTATAGTTAGATTGGTTAAGAGATCTTCCTTCTCCAGTATTAATCCATCTGTGAAGTCTATAGTTATTTGATCCGTCTTTTGCTTCAATAACTACAACAGTTCCTGTTCTTTCATTATATCCAACTGATCCATAAGTAGTTCCGCCAAACCAGTTAGTTGCATAAGTTGTTGAAGATAGAGATATTTGATCTAGGTATCCATTTTGAACGCCTCTAGGATAAACTCTTAGATTGTTATTATTATTGTATAGGGAAATCTTTTGTCTCTTACCAGTATTTCCAATGATGACTCCCCAGTAAGGCATATTGGCATCCATACCATCTGGATTCATTGCCACAGCAGAATTTGCTCTACCTTTAGAAATTCTATAATACCAGTGTGTGTCTGCTTGATAAAATGAAGTTGATCCCATCCAATAACTTGTCCAACCGTTACTGCCTATATTTCCATTTGTATAGTTATTTCCAGTCCAAGTTGACCACATTTCAGAATTTGTATCTGGAAGTATGGTTTCAACTTCTCTCATTTCGCTATTATAAATAGTTCCACGAGGATCATTATTAATATTTGACCAAGTGGCGAAGTGGGGAAGTGGTTCTTTATTTGGCAAAAATGCAACCTCTGCCACTAGTAGACCTAAAGCGTTTTGAATATCTGAAATGCTTCCAGCATTCTGAATATTTGTTTGGATAGCTTGAATCGTAGCATTAGCAGCAATGGCTGTTGTAAAGCTATCTGCAATCAGTTTATCAATACCTGGAATGATTAGCTGTATCGTGCTATTTGCTACTGCCATTTAATTTCCCCTAATTTTGTTATTAAATATTTGTTACTTTTACGCCAGAGATAAACAAGCTTACTGCAGCTGCAGCGGTTGCTGATACAGAGATTGAATCTCCTGCATTTAGTACCTGCTTGAAATCAAGGACCGTGATCTGACGTGGTGCTAAGTCTAGATTCTTAAAGAAATCTGTTCCTGCGAATGATAGTGTACATTGTGTTGCAACATCTGTTAGATTTGCAACGGTAACTGATGTAATTACGTCAGTCTCTCCTGCTGGACATGTCCAGATCTGTGTTGGTGTTGTTGATACTACACCGCTAAAAAGTCTTGCTGGTAAGCTAATTGTAGCCATTTTATATTACTCCCATGTTTGCGTATAAAGTATAATTACTGATCGTTGCCTCAACAAGAGAAATCTGTAACACGCCAGATGTATTTACTGCGGCGATCTGAGTTGCTCCAGCGGAGGTAACAAGATTAATCTGGCCTGATGCTGCAGATTGAACTCCTAGAATAGAGTTATTTGTAACTCCAAGAATATCGTTGACTCCTAGCAAGTTTCCTAGTGTCTCTAGAGCTTTAGCTAGATATACTAAGTCCTGTGCATTAAGTGTTGAGCTTGTTAAAGCATCAATTTTATTTTTAGCCAGTGTTACTTGTGGTCCAAGTGTTGAATAGTCAGTCATTTTTTAGTTCCACCTCTTTGTATTAATTATAGCATGGCCGCTATTATTGCGGTTCTGCTGGAAATGCGGCTTCTGGGTTATTCTTTAAAACTTCTAGATAGTCACGAAGAGCCTGTCTATATATTTCCCATTCCGCTTTCTTTTCATCAGATAGCGGTGATGATGAAAGCTGGGTCCAATCAGAATCTCTTAGTGCCAAATTTCTTTTATTTCTTGCCATATCTAAATTACTAGATATAGATAAACTATTTAGATAATCTTTTTTATCTTTTTCTGTCATTAATACTGGAGAGCTTGCAACTAGTCTAAATCTTTTGCCATCAACATCTTCCCCAATTGCATACCAATCTCCCTCTGGCTTTTTATTAGCCAATTGGGTCTGCTCTTGATATCCATGCTCATCAAATGCTGCGTAATACATTATCTATCTCCCAAAATTGTTGCCGTCTTGTTCCACAGCCTATGTGATGTATAACCATTAAATGTATTCTCTTCAAGATCGGTAAATGTAGATGCCACGTGTGTCATTCTATGATCTGGTTGAATCCAATTATCTGAAAATGTATTCTGTAAATCATATAGCTTATTTACCTCTAGGGCCTTGCCTCCATAACCACCTTGCCACCAATAATAGGTAGAGGTTTGAATAAACACTGCTGTCTTCTGAGCAGGAATTGTCATTGTTCCTGTCCATGTGTAGTTAGAGTTTCCGCCACTTCGATTAGCCATTGTTGTCCATGTCATTCCATTTGCCTGAGAGTAAAGATTTCCCCCAGTTGGAACTCCATAAAACATTGCTGAACCTTCGTAGCCTTGTGCCCAATAATTTGCATACCAGCCAGACATGGTAATAGTCTTTGACAGTGTTGGGTGATAGTTTCTTAAAAACATAGTTCTCATTGTAAATCCTTGATATGATGAATCTTCCATAATATTATGAACTTGACCTCCGCCAACAACATTTCCCTTTGCATATTGCACAACACAATGTGCACGGTTGTCAACTGAAGAGTAGGATGTAGTATTTTGTCTATTATGGCGACCAAGAGCCATCCAAAAACATCTTTCATTATCTGATGTTGAGTTCATATAATTATAATATGCTCCCCAGCCGTCTCCTGAATTCCAGGCTCCAGACCAGGTGGGGGTTCTATTATTGATTGTGTATAAGGTTGGTATGCTATACGGCACTCTAGAGCCATTTGTAACCTCTTT